TTAGTATCTCCATTTCGTTATGTGATCTTTACCGCAACGTAGCTTACATGCCACGTTAGCGATAGTGTTCCCCACGATACTAGGTTTATTAGGGCATTATTGGCGTTGGATACGTTGACGTCATCAGGAACTACCACATTCCCGCTGCCGTTTGTTACCTGACATACCCCATAGGCTATTCCTGTATTGTGTGCAAACGTCAATACGCCATCTACTAAGTCAGCATTGACAAATGACCTACCTCTCATACACAGACCTGATAGGATATTGGCTGGTAGTACCTTCTTTATAGTGCCATCGGCCTGCACTACCACAAGGAAATCGGTAGCAGCTATATCCGTAAGGGCAGCTACGTTAGCGCCATCTACCTTACCTTTATATAAGTCATCATCAACCTCTGTAAAGGCAAGTCCACCATCAGTATATTCTACAAGGTCTCTATCGGACATTGGCCTTTGCCTTATCAGCCGCTCGTATCACCTGCACGTTAGCTGATACTTGGGGCTTGATAACTTTCTCAAGAATGGCTGCAAGCTGCCTATTGAACTCGTCTTGGCCCTCTATCAATGTTATACCTGGGATAATCAGTACTGTCTTTGCTACCACATAGGCATCAGGTAGTATAAGGAGAGCACCAGAGCCGGCAAGTCCGCAAGATAACTTTGGGGTAAGCTTACCATTAGCGGTCTGTATCAATCCGTAGCAAGCAAGTCCGCTACGGTACACAGTAACAGTGAAGTCTACGAGTACATACTTATGGGATGGATCACCTTCCTCTCCGCTTATAGATGCTAGCACATCTTCAGGGAGTACGCCAACGGCTAATATCACCCCCTGAGCATCATATAGCCTCAAGACCCCACCACTGAGTTGCTTAATAAACTCGTTCATAGGACTTACCTCCTACCTCTGTTGGATTATGATGCAGGCTGCGTGATAGACATTGACAACACACTAACGGTATCACCAGCCCCTATAACAAGGGAACTGATCTGGAAGTCACCAGCACCCCCTGTTACAGTACAAGTGCATTGCATTACCTCATCAGTCCCACCCGTCTTGAAGATGTGGGCATGTGAGATAGTACCAGCACTTGCGTCAGTGTCGTCAGCAACAGTCTTAGCAGTAGCAGTACCACCACTTGCGGCATTAAATGCTGTGGCCCCAAAGGTAGGCTCAGCCACCTTATTATGTGCAGATGTCTGGAACTGTATTGAACCAGAATTGCACAGAGCGGTAACAGCATCTACAGCAGCGTTCCTTGTATCAGTAGCTAAGGTCGGCATGATAATTTCTCCTTTACAAAGTAGGTGGGGTATGCAGTATCCGTGCTATATCCCCTATGTTAACAGGCTCTTCTGCTGCAACTGCTATACTCAGTAACCCTGAGTGTAGTTCGGGATCTCCCCAAGCTACATAGTGACTGCCTAAGTTCACTGTAGAACCACCAGAGTCCTCTGTCCTTACTACCCTATAGAAGTCTATAGCTGTATCAAACACTAGAACCTACCTCCAAACTTATAGGGTTCCAGTAAATCTGCTATATCACCTTCATTGATAGAGTTAGCAGGATTCCATGATCTACTAACTCCTTGAGAGGACATTGTAGCCACTCCACCACGAGCCTCATATACCCTATGTATCAATTGGAGTATAGCTAACTTGAGACCAGCAGGAGCCGCAATACTACCTTCCGGTGCAACATCGTTACCATTATTGTAACCCGCTATGTATTTCACTTGCCACCTATCACCACCGGCCTGCCACCAGAGATTGTTAGTAGTGCCACATGTATACATAAGACGATCCCTAATAAGGGTATAGTCTGTAGAAGTCAAGTCGAACACGTTATACAAGTCCGTAACACTTGTTATAGAGCAGATAGGACACTGGGTGAGCCAAAGGTACTCACAGGCACCATCGTACACATCAATGAAGGTTGCAGCTGTTAGGGGAGTAGAGCAGAACTTAGCAACGTAGTCCTCCGCCCCATCAATGATAGCCTGCAATACAGCATTGACAGAATCAGTACCGATTCTTATGAACCCTTTGGCCTCATCCAGTGTCACTATTACACCCATCTTACTACTCCTTACAACAGGTTACACTACCCGCTTACATAGGCGGGTCACGCAGGTACAGCTTGATATGCCCCTTCTTTGCATCACCGGCATTAGTAACAACCAGCCGATGAATACCCGCCGTCGTCACAGCAAACCCCGTATAGAACTTGTTAAGAGTATCAACTGTAACTGGTGTAAAGGCTGCCGAGGGGTTCATATCAAAATAAACCGACTCAGTGTTGGCCGTATCGTGGTTAGCACCTGTACCAAGCAGAATGTCTTGCCCGTTTGCGTCGTACAGAACGCAGTCCCAGTTATCCGATGGGGCAGTCTTACCATTCGGCTGATACACCATCCTAACAAGACAGCCCTGGAACGCCTTACTGATAGTCTGTGATGTAAGACCTGTATCAGAAGATGTCCAGTTGAGTGTTACCACTGTCAGCCCCCACTGTTTAACCACACTTGAAGTGAGGGTTCCACTAGTTTGCGCGTAGGACTGGCTACCAACAAGCAGCACGAGTCCCACGATGATAAGGTACAACACCCTCTTTCTCATACGATTTACTCCTTTCATTACTTATGGTCTAGTTCGCGGCTAGCCATCAAGCAGTCTGGTACTATACGGGGTTAGTAAGCAGCGCAACACCGGCAGGAAGCATCAGCGAGCCGCCAACAAACAGCATTAGGCGGATCACTACCTTACCCTGCAGGAACTGCACATGCTCACTACGAGCGATAGCAATATCCATCTCAACACCGCAACCGTACAGCTGCGGGTTAAAGAAGGCAATATCACCCGTATCACCCAGGTCGTTCATCACGTCGCTGACTGCACCACCAGCCGCAGTAGCCTCAACAGGGTCGGCTAGGACGTAGTTCTGAACGTCATAGGGGAACCCGATCAGCCTATCCCGCTGGGGAGAAGCAACGTCGTTAGCAAACAGTGGACGGTCTTGCTTGTCCACCTTCTCCTGAAGGTTCTGTTCCACACCATCGCAGAGCCAGAAACCAGCACCTATGCGATAACCCTGAGAGACAGCATACTTGAGGGCTACCAAGTCTACGTAGCCAACCTCGTTAGCAAGCTGGCGAGCAACCTTAATAGTGCTGGTATCAACAGTGATACCCTTCGGTTGAGTAGTCCCGTTGCCACTCCACACCCTCTTCGAGAGTTCGTACCTAACAGCGTTGCCGAACAGCTCGATAATGAATGGCTCAAGTTCGATATGAGAGCGGCGAAGAGCCATAATAGAGATGGACGTGTAACCGGACAGCTCATGCGTTGTCTGTTCCCAAGAGCCAAAGTAAGGTTTGGTCTCATCCTTAGTAGTACCCTCTACAGCTTGCCAGGTAAAGCCAACACCGCCAAAGGGTCCAGCAGAAGCACTAAGGATAGGGTAAGTCACCTTACCATCGCCCGCAGGAACCCGTCTGGTCTTATCGAACAGAGAGGGTATCACGACGGGGGTACGGATGACTTCGGGGATAAACAACGTCTCAGGGCGCAAGTTAGCTACTCCACTATCTGTAGAGTAGCCGGTAGCATCCGTGGACAAGATGGACTTGCCACGGTAGTTAGCTGTGATGATAGCCTGTGAAATGTCACGAGGCAGCAGCACAGCACCCTCTCCAAGAGCTGAGAATCTCTGGTTGGCCTTGACAGCGGAGATAGCTATTCTCTCGTTATCCGAGAGGATACTCTTGCAATCAAGATACTTGTAGAAGAAACGCCTCTTATCAAAGAGGTCTTTGGCTTGACTCTGAGAAGTATCCATGTGGTTGAATCCACCTTGACCGTCAGCTCTCTCGCTTGGCGGATTAGCGGGGTTCAGGTTGGCTCCCGTAGTGTCAGCAGTAGCCTCAGCACGGAGCTGAGACAGAACATAGGCACTCTTAGTAGCCAGCCGGACAGTCTCAAGAGTCTTGCGCACAGTCTCGAACTCGACAGACTTAGCAGCTATCTCATCCTCATAGGCTTTAGACTTAACGGGGTCAGTCTCCGTCTTCATCTTAGCTAGAGAGGCTTCCATAGCTTGCTTGATCTGTTCGAGTTTTGCAAGCAACTCTTTCTCATTCATGTTATCTACTCCTTTCAAGTAGAAATGCGGACTTAGTGAGTAGTACAAGAGACTCATAGTAGGCGACAGAGGGGGAGATACTGCCGGTTGCCTTGCTTGTACCAGCCTTCTCTGTACCTTCTGGTGAGGGAGTCTCACTTGTAGTCCTAGACTTCACTTTCGTGATAGTTGCCTCTTCATTCATTGGGAAGGGTGTGATAGTACCTTCACGAAGTTTAAGCTCCTTGAGTATAACATACGCCTCTTGCGAGGGGAAGTTTGTGTCTGCACCCAATAGTGCGGGTAAGCTAGCAGGATTAGCCGGATCAACTATCTCATAGTCAATCACGTTAAAGCCAATACTCAACCCCTTTATCATCTTAGCAGCAGTTTGTTTGCGCATTTCCTGTGCTAGATCAGTAGGCCCAAAGGGGGCATGTATAAATAATCCATGCTTATCCTCCTTAGCCCAAGCAATAATACCAACAACATCCTTAGCCGATCCTCCCCTACCAGCATGTTCGGCCATTAGTGGAACCTTACCGGCAGCAACACGTTCTTTGATAGTCTTAGTAAAGGCTCCAGGAAGTATCATATCCCTGCCTTCATCTATATTATTGAATACAGCTAGATACCCTTCTAGGTATCCAAAAGGCTCCGTGGTATCATTATCCTTAAAACCATAAATAGCCTGACAATCGAGACTTGTACGGGTATACGTTGCATCTTTAAGGAAGTGAGTAGTTGTCTTAGGCATTGAGTACATCCTCCACACTTATCACGGGTAGTATGGTACAGCGGCAATTAGGGTGAAGCGGGGGATGCTCTACATCCATAGGTAGAGCGGAACTAGCCAGCTCTGGATCAAGTAGATCGCCAGCAGACATAAAAGAGTCTCCAGTGGGGATAATGGTGCCGTCCATCTCTGCACAGTATTCACAGGTAGCATCATCTTCAGTAGTCATCCACTCAACCTCTTTGATACTTTCCTCTTGGTAAAGTGCCACGGCCCCTTCGTTATAGGACCAGTTTGTTACTGTGCGGGCTAGCAAGTCAGCCCTAGCAGATGCCCACGCTAGTCCTTCGCGTATGAAGTCGTCTGCTAAATCTCCTAAGTCGCGGATAAGCAAGTTGCCTTCTTCATCTCTAGAACCCGTCTCTGCCGCCCTATAGATACGCTGTATAGCAGCAGCCGTCTCTTCAGTCTCTATTACACTTGTTTCTGATAGCCACTTATCTATTCTTGTAGAGAGTCTTGAGGCTATCAACT